TTGTTTAAATTTCTTCTGTGGCCGGCTCGGCAGATTTAGCCAAAAGTTCCACAACTTCACCACCCTCTTGCTGGGCCTGCTTGTTTGCGTTCATTGCGGTGGAGCGTCGATCCGCACTAAAATACTTCCCTACATTCTCGGTGAAGCTTTTGGTGGTTTCCAAAAGGTTCATCATATCTCCCTGCAATTTTTCAATATAAATTTCAGAGACGGCTTTAATGTTCTCATTAGACAGATCAAGTTCGCCATAATATTCCACATCAGCGATCTGTCTCAGTTTCTTCATACCGGTCCTACTAATGGTCCACTGACTGCCGCCATCCTTACCTGAGCTTTCCATAAGCGCGGACTCTTCTTTCATAAGCCTCTTCTCTCTTTCGTGGAAAGAGCCGAAATAAGACTCTGCGACTTGTTGCGCGGCGTTAACGTAGGCTTGTTCGTATGCCTTCTGTACCTTATTTAAGACTTTTAGATCGGTATCTTGTAGTTTGTTTTTAGCTACCCAATTTTCAAAACTGGGCTCATTTCCTGCCGCGGCATCTCGTTCGGCGGTGTTGGCCGCATCAATTTCATAGGCCTGCACGGTCATTGCATCATATTGCTTTTGCTTTACCGAGGGATCGGCTGGGGCGCTACCCTCATCGTCAAAACCGCCTTCTGCATCAAGGTTTTTATAAAACATTCCTTTACCTTTGGTGTAGCCGGGACACTGCTTGAGGATTTCAAACATCTGCAACCTCCACTCGGGGGAATCCTCCCAAGCTCTAACGTGCTGTTCGAACATTCCGGCGGCGTCACCAAGTAGTGCGGCATTTTTCGGGCTTGCTGTCATTATATCAACGAAGTTATCACGATTAATAATAAAATCAAATATAGATAACTGGGAAACATCGTCTCCGTCTGAGTTTTTGCGAGCGATCAAGTATTTAATAGAGGGAACACCGGAGCCACCACGAATAAACAGATAGTCTATAAGGTTTGTGAAACTGCCATGAATACCAGTATTAGGGCTCAACAATTTAAGACTAACGGCTTCCTCGTCGCCCGTCACAAAGTCCTCAATAGGAAGGGTTCCGCCCACACGGCCAGCGATCTGCGTACCACCAGTGAGTGCCGCCATAAACCCTTCAAAAACAAACCCAGCGGATGATTCGCTATAGTCGTTTAGGCAGGCTTGGAGTGCCTCAATGATCATCATCATATTGAGGATCGCGTTAAACCTTTGTCCAGTTCCCTTTCTTTTGGCGCGTTCTGGATCGACAAAACTATTAACGTGGTCGATGCGTGCCTGAATGCTCGGCTGACGAGTGATGGACGCAAAAATTCTTTCGACATCCTTACGTGATTGGCTATTCGGATCTCCCCACGCTTCATTTGGGTTAAGTTTGGGAATTGGTATAGACATACTGAAGCGCTCGGCCTCAGCGAGCGGCCCCATAGAATCATCAGTGGCGGGTACCTCGCTCAGTGGGAGGCGCATTATCTCCTCAATCACCTCAAGCAAAGACGCGGGCGTAACTGTCCGCTCTTTTTTAACATATTCTTCTTTTAAAATCTTGCTCAACTCAGACATTCAAAAACCTCAAACAATTATGTCAGCAATACCTAATTCTACCGCTTCTTCTGCAGATAAATAGACGTTAACTTTGCGTTCTAGCATATTTTTAATTTGCTTTTTGGTCATATTTGTTTCCGCAACCAAGGAATTAATATACATCCGTTGTAGCTGCTCAACGGCTTCCATTTCGTTAAGAAGATTGTGTAAGGAGCCGTGACTTCCTGCGATAACAGAGTGAATCATCACGCGGCAGTTCTTTCCGATGCGCCTTTTGCCATTGGTTCCAGCCGCTAAAAGAAGCACGCCGGCAGACATAACCTTTCCGGCGCCCACTGTGTGTATCTCTGTTGTTTTTCTTACCTCGCGCATTACATCATAAAGCGCAAACATGTCGTCAGCAGATCCGCCATAAGTAGAGAGGTAAAATTCAATAGGTCGGCGCTGGTCTTCAGGGAGCAACTGGCTGGCCTCGTTTAAGTACAAGAGCGCATGCACAAGTTCTGCCACCTTCTCATCTACAACTTCGCAAAATAATCCTATTAAATTGGGGACCGGTTGGGCGGCCGGCACAACGGAAGCCGGATCGATAAAAACTATACTTTCTTTTTGTTTTTCCTCATCTAAAATTGCTCTTACTATCTCTTTGATTTTGTTTATCATTCTCAAGCCTCCCAAAATTTTAAAGCCGCTTCTTTGTTGTCTGCCAAATACTTCATTGCTGTTCTCCAGTCATCGAACTCCACCATGGTGCGAAAAAAGGTCGGATGGGAATATATTAATATGTCAATCGCTCGTTGTTTGAACATTTCAATATTTTCATCGTGTTGCATTTCAAAAAAACTAATCTGCGTACTTTTTCGCTCGGTTCTTACCATATGCTCAAGCACCATTTCTCGTGCGTACGACAAGTGCTCAAGCGCCTTAATAAGGGTGGACAAATAAATGATATGAGATGCCTTTAGCATACTTAAGCTTGTGCGCGCAGAACTAAAAAAATAAAAAGTTCTGGACGTCAAGCACCCAAACAAAAAAACCAGCAAATACACCCACCAGTGTTGCATAAAACCTCACAATAAAAAGGGCCGCTGTGGGTAGCGACCTCTTTTTTATATTATAACTTCTCGTAAACCAATTGTCAAATTATTTGTTGGCGTTAGTAATTCTATTGAATATTTTTTCTACTAACTTGTTCGCAAGCTCTGTTTTTTGGCTCTCGCGACCTAAGCGCGCAGCCACACGACGAGCGACCTCATTAACAATGTCCTCGTTCTCTTCGTAAAGGCCACCAGCACTCCCACGATTAGCGGGAACTTCCTCTTCGGCATCCAGCTGCATCGCAACTTCCTCGTCGCCTGGAAGGCCTGCGTCAGGGTCGATGTCATCCATCGAAACTTCATCAGAGGCTTCAAGCTCGTCTTCCAAGCCCATGTCGGGCCCGGCCTCGCCATCTTCGACCGACATAACGACATCGTGATCGGATGCCCAGTCTTTAACGAGATCTAGCAAATCTTTTACCAGGCTCTCTGCTGATTCATCGGCCTCTGGTGCCATATCCAGGCCCAGGTCTGCTGACTCATCATCAGGGACGCCTAGATCCAGATCGGCCTCGGCCTCTTCGGGCGCCGGCCCATCGATACCAAGCTCATCTTCAATTTCAAGCTCCTCTTCTTCGTCAAGCTCGACACCGGGGAGACCCATTTCGCTTAAGCGAACAGTTCCAATCGGTGTAAGACTGGCGAGTTTCATAAATTGGCGAATTTCGCCCTCTGTTAACAATGTTTTACGAGCCATTACAATTCTCCTTAAATTCAAACTCATCTGTAAATAGTTTATACTTTTGCAATTTCCTCAAAATCTCACTCACTAATCTGAAAGCAGGGAATTCTTTCTCATTTTTCTAAGGGCCGCGGTTTCGATTTGTTTTATACGAGCAAAGGAGACTCCGATTCTTTCTCCTACCTCTCTGAGGGTCATGTTGCCATTTTCATAAATAGATATCAAACAACAATTATACTCTGTTGGGAAATCTATCCACAAGCGGCAGGCCTCCTTGGTGCATCTTTTCTTGGATGATGCGCACGTGCGCGCACATTCGCGCATGCCATCTTTGTTGCGCTTCATAGATCGGGATGCTCCTCGGCTAGAATATCGAATATGTTTTCTATTTCCCCCTCATTGAGGGCCAAGTCTTTAACCTTCTTGGCGCCAGAACGACGTAAGTTTTTAGATTTGGTTTTTCGTTTAATTGACTGGGTTTTTAATTTATCTACAAAACTCTGTATGTCTATGTCGCCGGCGATGTAAGCACCCACCACTGCTCGAAAAAAAACTGCCTGCGACAAACCATCTGTCCGAAGCCGAACAAGAAGCTGGGCATGTCGGTGATCGTTATCTGTGAAGACTATGCGCTTATTTAGTTTACCATAGTCAATGGTCTCTGTTGGTATCCCCACTTACCACTTCCTTGTCGTGATGTGAGTATGGCTCTCGCTCAAGCCCGAAGATGTTTGAACAACAAACTCGGCTGTAGCCTGTAAAGAGCGCAAGTCTCGGGCGCCAGAGTAAGAAAATCCAGAACGAATTCCCCGCTCAAGATCGCCAAGAACATATTTAACTCCCCCCCGATAAGGCACTGTTGTGGAAACCCCCTCGTGAGAACTATAGCGGCCGCGCCAGCCAATCTGAGCTTCCTTGCTGGCCATACCGCGATACGTCTTCCAGCGCGAGCCGTCCTTTCCTTCGGTGACCTTGCCCGGAGTCTCGTTCGTTCCGGACAGCAACGAGCCGCACATGACCGCATCGGCTCCTGCGGCTAATGCCTTAACAATGTCGCCAGAATTTCTAATACCACCATCGGCAATGATGGTCACATCGCGATCCGTTTTCGCACATTCAAAAATTGTCTGCAGGCCGGGCATACCATGGCCGGTCTGGATACGGGTGGAGCAGATAGAGCCGCCTCCTATATTGCATCTAACAGAATCAGCGCCCCAATCAGATAGTGCGTTAACCCCCTCAAGGGTGGCGACATTGCCGGCCATAAGGTGATAGTCGGTTCCAAAAATTGATCGTAAGTTTTCAAGAGCCTCCTTCATTAAAATATGATGTCCGTGAGCAACATCTATACACAAAAATGTGGCGCCGCTGTCAACCAATTTGCGCGCGCGATCTTCATAGTCATCACTCACTCCCACGGCGGCACCCACCTTGGGGAGGTCTTCGTAAGACAGATCAATGGCCATGTGTACCATCCTACACTGCTTCTCGATCGAGCAATAGCGATGAATGGTGCCGGCGCCGCCATGTTTGGACATTGCAATTGCCATAGGGGTTTCAGATATCGTGTCCATAGGCGACGAAACAACCGGTAGCTCTAATGATAGGCCGTTTCTCAAATTGGATGAAATATCAATTTGCGATCTCGACCTGATATCCGAGTACTGAGGCTTTAAAAGCACATCATCGTACGATAATACTCGATTATTCGTCATTGGTATCCGAACCCTTCTTCTTGGCTTGCTGCTTGAGAGACCTTCTCAGGGCGGCTGATTGTTCAGGCCTAACCACGTTGCGCGGCGGTTCAGCTTCCGGCGGCTCGGGCTCTGGCTGGGGATCTGATGGCTGTAACAGGCCATCGTGATATTGTTGAAGGGTTATCATCCCCCCTTCGAACTGCGCCAAACGAAGAGCTTGGGCTGCAATTTTATCAGCGATACCCTCTTCGGCCGGGGCGTTTAGGGCATCCTTAATTATTCCATATGACTCCAAGGCTCTGGATCGAAGCAGCAGGATGGATGCATCTAAAATGTTCTTTGACATGACTATTTCTCCTTTTCTATAAATTCTTTAATATCTCTAACTTTGTACCACGTTTTTTCATTTGGCTCATCCGGATCGTTCAAAATTCTAACTTTAGGTTTTGGTTGGCCGGTTTTGATCAAAGAAATAGTGGGCACTCCATTGAATTTCATTTTAGACTCCACCACCGGATAGTCGTCGATGTTGAATGCAAAAAAATGTAAATCTGAATATTTTTCCTGGTTTGCAATATCTTGATAATATTCTTTCAGGTTATGACAAAGAGGGCACGAATTCGAATAAAACTTGACAACGCAAGTTGCTGGTTCGCGGACCTGGCCACTCAAAATCTTCTGTAGTCCCTCTTTGGATAATCTAACAATGCTCATTTATAATCTCCTTAGTTTTTTCAATGCAGTCCGGACAAAACAATCGAACGTTTTCTTGTCGAACTACAACGTTCCAAGATTGTACCATACTTTTATTTTTTTTGTCAAATTCTTTATGGCAAGCATCGCAAGATTGTGGCAGTTTTCCAAACTGTGCAACTTGTTCTGCCATCTTTTCTTGCGCTTTGGCGCCCACTATCTTTTTCATAGCACGTCGAGTCTTGCGGCTCATCGATTCATTGCTCCAAATATTTGCTGCCTATTGCTTCCATCAAGGACCACAACCGCTGACGGGAATGGTGCGCTGTTTGTGCAGTCGCCAAACTTTAGGCGCAC